ATGCAAATAAAAAAAACATTATAACTAATATAGCCGCACTGATAAGAAACGCATTCCGCTCTTTTACCTCTTTAATTGCACAATCTAGCTTAAATACAGCATAGTGCAATGATTCCCTTCTTGACTGCTTATATTGTTCAATTTGGTCTTTTGGGATGTGCTTGAGTGCTTCATCATTAAGGAAGTACTTAATATCAATTATTTCGTCTTTCATTTTTTTATTACAATAAAGTGTGTTTGTGCTGACCGCTCATTTGGTTTAAACTGGCATTCTATCCCCGATGCGATTAACATATTTTTTATTTTTGTTGTGTTTGGGTTTGAATTTAAAACCCTTAGTGTGATTTCTGTATCAGTTTCATAAACTGCATACGCTATCCTTTTTATCTCGTCAATTATTTCGTCTTTCATTTGCTTTGAATTCATTATTTTATTTCAAGTTTGTTAATATCTTGGTATGGCCAATCATACCAAAAAAGATTATATTGATTCCTTTTTTTACCAGTATTTATTGTAGCGTCACCAATATGCAGTACATCATCTTTAAAGTCATAAAATACGCCCTCCATTTCGGCTCTTTTACAAAGCGTTGAAAATGGCTCACTTTTGGGATCAACAAACTCCTCATGTATTGATTCAACGTTGTCATGCCTTCCAAGCACGATAATATCCAAGCAAAGTACCTTTAGTTTATTTTCCATTTATCCATTTTTGAAACTGTTCTTTGGTTTGTTTAAACTCGTAACGTGTGCGCTTTTTAGGTTGCATCCTTTTAATCATTTCGGGATTGCTTTCAAAGGTAAAATTATTATTTTGGTGGGGCAGCAGGTGGAGGAAAGTCAGCATTCGGGTGTATATGGTTGATAGAAAATTGCTTAAAGTACATTGGCAGTAGATGGCTAATGGGGCGGTCAGAGTTAAAAACACTAAAGGAAACAACTTTGGTATCATTCTTTGAGGTTGCCAATAAGCTAGGATTAAAAGCAAACATTCACTATAATTTCAATCAACAAAGTGGAGTAATTACTTTCACAAATGGAAGTTCAATAATTTGTAAAGACTTATACCAATATCCAAGCGATCCAGAGTTTGATAGTTTAGGGAGTTTGGAAATAACAGGGGCTTTTATCGATGAGTGCAATCAAATTACAGCCAAAGCAAAAGAGGTAGTAAGTTCAAGAATAAGGTTTAAATTAGATGAGTTTGGGATTATTCCTAAATTATTCATGAGTTGCAACCCTGCTAAGAATTGGGTTTATAATCAGTTTTATAAACCGTCAAAGGAGGGTGTAATATCAGAAAAACGAAAGTTTGTGCAAGCATTGGTAACGGACAATCCACATATATCAAAGCATTATGTAGAGAATCTAAATCAAATGAGTGAAGTTTCAAAACAGAGGTTATTATACGGCAATTGGGAATATGATGATAGTTTAGATATTTTAATCCCTTATGATAAAATATTAAACCTTTATTCGAATACTGCACAAACAGGGGAATATTATTTGACAGCCGACATAGCTAGATTTGGGGATGATAAAACGGTGGTAATGGCTTGGAATGGATGGAGCGTAATTGAAATAAAGAGTTTAGGCAAAAGTTCAATCCCTCAATCAGTTGAAGCCATAAAACAAATGCAATCAAAATATAATATACCTTTGTCAAATATTATAGTCGATGAAGATGGTGTAGGTGGTGGAGTTAAGGATATTTTATTGTGTAATGGATTTGTGAACGGTTCCACTCCAATAATAATACCGTCAAATACCATTGGAGGAAATAAGGAAAATTATTTAAACCTTAAATCACAATGTTATTATAAATTTGCTGAAATGGTGAATAATGGGCTTGTTTCAATAACTCCAAATATTCCAATTTTAATAAAAGAGTTGATTAATGAAGAGTTGGGATGGGTAAAAAGGCACAATATGGACAAGGACGGCAAATTGTGCGTATTACCAAAGGAAAAGGTAAAGGAAGGGTTAGGCCGTTCACCAGATTACTCTGATTCATTAATGATGCGAGTTTGGTTTTCTTTAAAGCCAAAAAGACAATTAGTTTATGCATAATTTAACATAAAAATGGGAATAGTAAGCACAATCAGAAAGGCCATATTAGGCGATGACATTCAATCAAAGAGCCTAAATAGCCAATATGCATATAACGGCATGACGTTTATCCCAATCGACAATGTAGGCAATTACACCACTCTTACTTCAATAAATACAGCCTATTCCCAAATTTCAATCGTTTATAAAATTGTCAATCACATTGCGCAAAGGGTTTCAGAGGCACTCATTGAACTTTACGAACGAAAAAAAGACGGGCAACAAATCGAGAATAGCGATTTTTTGTATCACTTGGAAGACCCAAACCCAGTACAATCCCAATCAGATCTATTATTTGAACTATCTATGTATTGCGATTTGGCAGGGGAATTTTACATTTGGGTTGAACCTGAGTTTATGAAAACAGCAAAGGGATTTCAAAATCTATGGTGTATGCCACCTTCATTGATAACTAGAATTAATGATAGCTATTATCAATTTAGGAACGTAAATATCCCAAAGGAACAAATATGGCATTATCGTAGGCCAGTACCAAATTATAGAGCCGATGATATTACCACAGCATTAAGCCCGTTGGCCGTTGCCTATCCACAAATCAAAGTTATCGACTATGCCAATGCCACAAGCCAAAAGACGTTGGGAAATGGGGCCGTGCCTGGCGTTGCTTATGTGAAGCAAAAGGATAACATGGAGGCATTATCACCAGAGGCGATAAAAGAACTAAAAGACTTCCTAGTAAGACGATACACAAGCCGTGAAACATATGGTGAAGTTCCTTTAGTTGGTGAAGAGATAGGATTCACTCCCTTTGGCATCAATCCAAAAGATGCATTAATTATTGAGCAAATAAAAATGAATGAGGAAGGAATTGCCAATGCATTTGGATATCCTTTGCCACTATTGCACAATAAAACAGGCGGTTTAAATAGTTCAGAACGTCAGGATGCAATGAAGGAACTATTAACAGCCGTTGTATTTCCTAGATTGGATAAGATTTGCGGTATTCTTACCAAAATACTCAATGAGAAAGGCCAAATTATCAAATATGATAAATACGCTTATCCTGAGATGGAGGATGATTGGAATACATTGAGCCAATCACTTGAAAGGATGCCTTTTTTAAGTTGGAATGAAAAGAGAAAAATAATGAATTTTGGGCCGTTAACGGATAAATCTTTTGATTTGCCGTTTATTCCCAATAATATCACAACGATTGACGAGTTTATGAATGTTGGCACTTCAAATGATGATGTATTGCCGAATGACGGAGACTTTAATTAATGATACTAACTGATGAAATACGATTAGAACATTTCAAGCGTTTTGATAAACAAAAGGCCATATTTGAGCGTATTTTATACAAAATATTCCTAAAGGCACTTGACAAATCATCATACCAAGCAATAGAAAGCCGTACAGCTGACTTTATATCAGAAAATGACTTATTCAATGCCTATATCCAATCATTCGAAATAATATTCAAAAAGCATGGTAAAAAAGCACTTAAAACAGTTCAATTCAAAAGGGATGCACCTTCACTCTCAATTGGTTTTGCATCGCAATTCTTTAAAAATAAAGTTCGTGAATACTTATTAAAAACAGCAGGTGAACGAATCAAGTCGGTCAATGACAATACCAAAGAAAAGGTAAAAGCAGTAATGACCAAGTATGAATTTTCAGGCGCCGCCAATATTGCAGGTAAAATGCGCAAAGAGATTCATGTAATCAATAAAAACAGGGCTATGTTGATTGCACGAACCGAATCATTAACGGCCATGAACTATGTATCCCATGTTTCAGCAGTTCAGGAGGGTGTAACTTCCAAAGCATGGTTACATACCATTGGGCGGTCAAAGGATTACCGTGAAGAGCATTTAGCCGTCAATGAAAAGCCAATTGGGATAAAAGAAAAATGGGTGTTGAATGGTTTGTCAATGGCCTATCCTGGCGACCCAAACGGAGGCGCAATAAACAATTGCAATTGTAGATGTAGTGTGTTGTATGGTTATGACAAGGCCACAAAGCCCAACTATTCTAATTTGTTCACCAACTTCATTGCAGGGTTGGTGTTGGGAGCGGTGGCGGATTAGTTAT